CCGAGCAGTCCGCCCAGGAGGCGGGATCCGGCCGATATTCCGGCGGCGATAATTGCAGGTGCGACCATCAGCTATTTCCTTCGTCTTTCACAACTGACCTCGCTAAAGGCGTTGCGCCTAGGAGCACGCTGTTTTTTATGACCGCCACCGGTTCTTTGCAGTGCGTGCAGTACCTCCCTCCGTTCTTTCCTTCGTACACAAATCGATACCACACGAGGCATTTTGAACACCACATGTCCGGGTACCTTTCCGAAACCCAGAGAATTGGCTCTCCGTGGATCATTTCGAACTCTAGATCTTCTTGCTTTGGCATCTAACCTTGCTCCTCTTCCAACCGACATCACTGCAGCTGGCCTGATTTTATTGGGGTGATAGGTACGACGGTCCTCGGCAAGGCGGACTGATTTTTGTAGGACATACTGTCTACGCCGGGGCAACCTTAGGTTAGTGAAAGCTACGGGTTTCACGCCCGCCGTAACTACCGTTTTTCTCCTACGTCGCCGCCTTGCCATAGAACCTTTTCCTGTCACCTAGCAAACTACACATCAAGTAGAGTGTAGTTATTTCACGGGGTCGTCTTGCGGATGATCCGATCCTTTTCCGGGTCGTGCATCCACATCCTGCGCTTGTAATTCCGCCTGCTTTGTTCGTACAGGTTGTCCTTCTCCCTGTCCTCTGAGCCTTCCTGAGAGCGCCTGCGCATCCTCCTCAGATATGTGCGTTCCGGCGAGCAGCTGATCACGATAGAAATCCCGAGAGCGCTCGAACATGTCAGCAGATATTTCACGGCCGATCTGCGGGTCAAAGAACATTTCAAAAGGGGTCGTCGGGTCATCGAATTCATCCTCTACATCGAAATCATCAGCTTCTTCAAAACTCTCGAAGCCAGCATTAGCGGCCGCAGTAGACAATTCAGTGCGTACGAGCCGCTGGATCATGGCGGAGGTACTTTCCGGTGCCGTCAGCCCGGTATTCAGAAACGTGGGCTGTGGATCCGGTATCTCTCTACCGTCCGCGTCATATTGAACTTTCTTAACCATCGTCAGCCTTTCTAGAAGATGTGAGAGGTACCCATTTTAGCGACGAGACGCCGCGCCTGGATTGAATGATTGGCCATTACCCAGAGAACATCCTTTGAGGTGACCGCGTGGATCCGCTTGGTAGGCGAGCAGGTGATGAACGTCTCGTTGAGTGCCGGATCCGAAGAGAACAAACGTGCCATGTGCCAGAAATTGAGACCGCTTTCGCGAAACTCTCCAGCTATCTTGGATGGGATCCGGCGGTAATCATCATAGCGATCCTGATAGCCGAAAACGCCTTCCGGCGTGGTGTGAGCAGCGTAGAGCTCTTTATTGAGGATCTCGTCCTGGCCGATGTGTTGCAGTTCCTTTTGCCAGAAATCCTCCTTGGTACGGCGGTTCCAATGCTTGTCGAGACCATCCGCATACATGGTTTTAGGCCTAACCGAAGCCAGGGTGATCACATAACCATGCTCCTCAAAAAATCTCCGATATCGATTGGACCTAAGCGCACCAATCCCATGGCCTTTAAGATCAGCAACGCCGACAGCAGAGCCGTCATTTGTACCAGCCGTTTGAAGAACCTCGGAAATCTGCAGTGTCTGCTTACCGCCACCGAGATACTCAGGCCTTTGCAGACGAGCGTCAGACGAGCGAATTTTGAGGTACGCGAGGTACTCCGTGTAGCGAGATCCATAGCGCTGACGGGCCTCCTTGTAGCGCTGCATGGCGAGATAATTGCGAAGGTCATTGACATCGATGCCGGTCGCAGCTGCCAAGTCAGCACGGATATTGGGGAACCCGGCGTTGTTGGGATCCTCCTCGATGTAGAACGATGAACCAGCAGTAGAAGCGTCCGCATAGTTCACGGTGCCTGATCCGTCGGTTTCATAGACGTTCTGACTTTGTGTTCCATAGGACTGGTCGGAACGGCCGATGCCGGTCACAGGTGCATCACCGGATAGAGGAATTGTGACGTCACCACCCTTCTGCGTGTCGCCGCGGGCGGAGGTGAAGTAGTCCTTTTCCCAGGCGATATTTTGGAGATCCTTGTTGGTTGTGGTGTCCGGTCCGCTTGTTGTGTCGATCGTCAAAGCCGTGACCAGATCCTGATCCCTATACCACTCGTTGTAGATCTTGGCGTAGGCGCGAAATGGCAGCGCCGATACCTCCAGGTCGTCGACGCCGGTAGGGCAACCGAGATAGTCGGCTAGATTGCCGACATCAGCCGAATGAGGAGGACCATCATCATCCTTGAGCGTGACAGTTGGGTAAACGGAAGCATCCGTTCCGTCAGGTCCACCAGTGATGAAGGCTTCGAAATCATCCCAAATGAGCCTGTTGGGGACGAACCAGTGATGAACACGAACCGATATTGGGTGCATGACAGGCGCCAGAAGCGGCGACAGACGTACAAACATCGATGTGGCGTGCTGGAAGGTGTCACCGGGCAGTACTTCGACACAGCCGATAGGGACCAATTCTCCCATATCGAATGTCATTTCCTTGTAATGGGAAAGAGAATGCTTTGATCTTTTCATAGTTTTCTCCTAAGCGAAGCTGTCTTGTGCTTCTTTTCAAGTTGCCAGATACGGCCTTTGCTTGCCTGACCGATTAAATAGGACGGAGTGAACGGAGAACTTTTCGGATTTTCCTTCGACGTCGAGCGCAACTCTTGCACCCTTTGTAACTGTTCTTCCATCCATTTTGTCTTACCGGCCTGAATGAGTTCTTCCGTGAAACCGATTTCTTCACGAATTTTGCTCCTGATATAACGGCCCAATGGCCAGTTTTTTCCAGCTACTCTGATTTCATAAGGTATATCTCCTGTTTTTAGTATTTCCTCCATCCCTGCATCAGTACAGAGACTATTAACTAAATAATCAACAGCACCTAGTCCTAGTGCCGGTTTTAATGACTTTCTCGAATATTCCGGGTACCTACCATCTAGTCTTAAATCTTGGGCTTTAGTCATTTTCTTCATAATGTATTCAGCAGTATATGCAGCCGTTTCAACTGTAAACTCTTTCAACAATGAGTACCCATATTTCCAACTTTTATCTACTAATGATTGCTCTATGCAGCTGAGACCGAATATCGATGCGTGATAATGTGGATTCCATTTTCTACTACCACTTTTCCCGTATTCTCCAACCAGGTAGTAGCGAAGATCCCGTCCTTTAGCATGCCAACGTAAACGCTTTATGAAGTCCCGAGTGTGCGCCGGATCGAGCGATGCTCGCTCCGGCATATGCTCATCAGCGTAAGTGAGGGTGAGGAATGTGGTGTGCTTGTGGAGCATGCTTTCCAGCAGCTGCCTGGACGTCCAAACTCGACGGTCATTGACCTTACAGGCCAAACAAAAGCCGCACCCCACTGGGATGCGGCCTTCAACCATATAGGGCTTCTGACAGTACACAGCCTACATCCGGTAACCGATCCGGGGAGCCATGCGAACCCTACGACGGGCAGAGAAACGCCGGCGCGATCTGACCGGCCGGCGAAATGAACGACGAAACGAGGGGCGACGTGAGCGAAACCTAGTTCTACGAAATCTAGCCATGTCATCTCCTTTGGTTGCGGAAGTATTTGGGTGGCTTCCGTTGACGAGTGAACCATCGTTCTACAGGTTCTGCAATGTTTTTACGGCCCCACTTCTGATTTTTGGACCGTTGCCGTGCCTGTCCTTTGCGGAAATTCTTGGTGCGATCCCTGATATACCTGGGGAGCCCTTCAACATCACCGGCGATGTCTCCATAGATGTCCTCTAGTGACTGAGCAGAGGTTTCACCGGGTTTAATGTCAAATTCGCCCCAGGCGCCTATTGCTGACTGTCCTGGTGCAACCGTCTCCACCCGGGCCTCAGAAGGGACTCCTGGGCCAACCTGGGCCGATTTAAGGCGTGTTATCTGTGCCTGTAACAGATCGTTCTCGAGACTTCCTTTCCTGATAAGCTGATCCTTCAGGATTGACGCCGTGACGCGGTCCTTTTTCGAAGACGATGCAGTAATTGCGCGTGATATGTCCTGACCCATTCCGGACAGTGCCGATGGCATCGAAGTGTCAGCTGTAAACTGTGCCGATACCGGGGAGTACGACGCTCCTTGGGCACCAATAGCGGCGAGGGGATGTAGCCCAGCTGCCTCAGCGTCGGCAACTTTCCATCGTATTCCATTTTTGGCGAATTCCTTTTGTAGAGCGCGATCGGCAGCCGCCGATTCAGCAGTACGACTTGTTGCTTTGTCCGAAGACGATTTCCCGAGCAGTCCGCCCAGGAGGCGGGATCCGGCCGATATTCCGGCGGCGATAATTGCAGGTGCGACCATCAGCTATTTCCTTCGTCTTTCACAACTGACC